AAGAAACTCTCTTCATTAGTCTTTGTCTTTCCTCCCATAACTCGGCAAGTCTCCAAGTCTTACAAGTTGCTGGGTTGATCTCTTTGAATGGCTTTTTAGTCATTGGTAAGTATTGAAAGGTTGAGCCGCTAAGCTCCTATTAATTCTCCCTAAGCTCTAGTAATTGAAAAGGTTTATAAAGAAATATAACTGATAAGTATTTCTTATCATTCATTAGATTGTTGTGTCCATACTCGTATGAATAAAAAAAAATATAAATGCCAGCCCTTTAATCCTTCAATACCTTTAAAACCCTTCTTTATTGATATTGATTCTCATTTAATGGTATATATACGGTTTTTTGAAGCCCTATAGGGGTAAATCGGCCCGGTCCTATACGTAACTTGTGCTCAAAAATTAGCAGTAAAAATATTTCAGACAATTCTAGACCTATTTCTGCGGACAGAGACTATAGAAAGGTTATTAGGGGAGTTATTAGTAGGGTTATGGTCCTTATGATGTACGTCTCCATTAGGCTTTTTACCACCATTACGCTTTTTAACCTGTGCTAGTGCTGCATTTCTACCAGCTCTACGCTTCTTTTGAGTAGGAGAGGCGTGGTAAGAGTCGTATTCTTTGCGGTAGTTACGAGTAGCCATAAGTTTAAGACTATTAATATTGTGTTAATGGCTTTAAAGGTGCTTTTAATAAACCTTTTAAAAACTCTTTTTTTAAAGGCTTTATATAAATATTATATATATTAATAGTAGGGCTTTAAAAAAATTTAAACAAAATTTAAAATTTACGTCTTTCTTTAGAAGGGTTCGATCCAGTTAGAGCCACCAGAGACAGAAGTAGATATTTTCTTAAGATCTTCAAGTGTTTTAGCGTAACCAAGGGCTCCAACGTTAAGACCGCCTTCACCTTGAATAAATTGTCTTTCAAGTTCCCACTGTTCCCTTTCTCTTGCTTTTATTGCGTTATTTTCAGTAAGGGCCATATTCTCAGTAAAGAACTGAACAGCCATAGCTAAAGCATCTAAACGGTCATCGTGACGAATACTATTCTTCTCTTTGGATATTCTGGTCATCTGCCAAAAGAGTTGGTATTGAGATCTAGTTTCGCCTGGATAGCACTCTGTAGTGGAGATATCTTGTCCAATTATGTCCGTGTCAATCATCAATCTGTGTTGGTTCATAACAGGTTCAAGAGTGTCTATAATCCTGAGCTCTTTCTGTTTTGTATGTCGGACCTCTTCAACGGTGCAAGGGTATATAGTCCCCAAGTAACGCTTAAGAAGTTCACTGAACATACCAAGTCCAAGGTTACTTTCTACGAGTATTTCTTTAACCTTGTACTCCTTAGCAATGAGTGTAAGCTTTTTGAGATTGATTTCACTGTAACCACCCCTAAGACCTCCAGAAGCGAGGAGGAACAAGTTACCATTGAGATAAGCGACTACAGCGTATCCAAGCTCATCACTACCTTTCCCAGAGGGGTCTATGGCGAGAACTACACCAGTGTACTCAACAAATTCAGAGCCGATTTGGGCGGGTTTGTAAAAGAGATCACCGTGCAAACCTACAGAGGGCAGATCTAAAGCCTTATCACCGTTAGCACTCCAAATAACTTTATCTGGACCTTGTTCTCTGTTTAAACGGAATACACAAAGATCTTGTAGTTTAAGAGGATATTTCTCTTCATCACTAAGACTTATATCTAATAGGAATTGGAGGTTAAAAGTAGACCTACCAATAGATTCTCTACGTGACTCTAGTTCTTCCCAATCAAATCTACCTGGGTCTGTAGGGTGACCAGCTAGTGTAGAGTCATCGTTTAAATCAGAAGAGACTTTAGGAGCTAAACGTCCTTGATAATAATCTTTACGCTTCTTAGCAGTAGGATATAGGGCAGGCCAAATTCGAGGTGTATAGCCAGCTAATTCCAGCTTGGCGTAGATGCTGTCCTGCGTGTGGGGAGTCCCTAAGAAAACAATTTGTCCCCCAGGCTTTATAACAGAGTCAAATTCTTTAATACTTTCTCTAAGTTTGTCTCTAATAAGCTGAGTTTCACAGCTTTGAGGTGTCTCTACATCGTCAGCTACGATCAGATCTGCTCTAGACCCCGTGATTTGCCCGAATATGCCACTAGAACGGACGGAAGGGCTTTGATCGGGTTTAGATCCAAAAACATCAAAAGCGACCTTAGAGAACCTCTGAGTGTCGCTAGGGAAGAGATCCTGGACCATAAACCAGTTTCTAAGTAAATCATGGCAGAACACGCTAAAAGCGTCTGCACGGTCTTGAGCTGCTGAAATGACCAATACCTTAGTATCAGGGTTTTTCCGCAGTCTCCAGAGCACGTAGCCTGCTGTGAGGAAGCTTTTACCACAACCTCGGTAAGCCATGATGATTCTCCTATTAGGACCATTCTGCAAATAGTCTGCAAGTTGATACTGAATAGGAGTAGGACTAGGAAGCCTTAAGAAGTGCCAAAGATGGGTAGCAAAAACTGGGAAGCTATCTAAAGCCTCCTTAATAATTTGTTGCTGCTTCTCACTTTTAGGCACTTATATAGGATTTAACTTTGGACATATCTATTTCAGGGAGATTAGAGATCATCTCACCAATAGCAGACATATCTCCGTTTTTATCCAGAGTGATGCCTTGGTCTTTAAGGAATTTAATAGCGTTAGCTAAGTCAGAAGCTTTCACATCTTCTCTATGAAGTTGATCGACTAATTTCTCAGCTACTAACCTGTGGAGAGCTTGTAACTCATCCTCAGTAGCCATTCCTACTGATTTTCTTCTAGCCATTGTTTTGTTCCATTTTCTGGTTGTATTTAAGTAAAGCTTTACTCCAAGGGGAAACGTAAAGCTCTTTTACTTTTTTGAAAACAACTTAGTTTTAACTAATTCTACGGCAGCATCGTCTATAGTATTGTCAGTAGACTCAACAAGCTTTGTAAGCAGGTCTACAATAAGCTGTTTAACGCTGTCAGATTTTAGAAAAGCAAAAAGAATAGGTTTAACTAGAAGAACCATTGGAAAAATATCAGGTCTTAGTAAGAATACTACTAATCCATCCAGTTGTAATCTCGTTTCTGCTTATCCTTCTTAATTTCTATGAGGCTTAATAGCCTATCTGCATACTCAGGGTTAGCAGATTTACTTTGTTGAATTAGGAGTTCTGCAAATAGAAGATACACTTTCTCAACATCCATCTCCTCATGAAGCTGAGCTTCAGGCTCTAGAAGCTGCTTTAGTCGCTCGTGCCAAGAAACGTGAGATGGAATTTCATTCTTTGGGCCACCCCTCCATAGATCCTCAAACCTCTCCTCAATCGAAACAGGGATGTAATTCTGAAGGAAATCTAAAGCCTCCTTCTGATGAAGCTGACCAGAATAAAAGGTAGCTACATCACGTAGGGAGAAACGCACTATTCGTAAGGTTTTACAGGTATTTTGTGGATTGGGTTAGGATTTCTTGTTTTAACTTTAGTTATACCTCTATCTTCGGTATGAGATTTTCTAACCTTCTCAGTTATATCTTTCCCTGACGGGTCGTAAAGTCGTTCTTCGGACATTAGCTTTAATTAGAAATTAAATACAGTATAGGTCAAACCTGCATTCTTTTAAGCAGCATCTGATCATAGTCAGAGGTTCTTCCAGGTTTATCAAGCATCATCTGTATTTGCTTAGGTGACATAGTTGATGGTATTTGACCAGATTCAACTAAAGCTCTTACTGCTGTATCCGATAGATAACTCTCTGCAATTTGAGTTTCTTGAGGTAACGCAAATTTATCAGGCTGTTTCATTTTCCAACCATAATCAGTCCATTGATAACCTTGATTAGTAATATCTTTATGGAATTTTTCATTATAGGCTGTAGATGCTCTACCTTCAGCTTCTAGTGCAGTATTATATTTAACACTTGCAGCATCACTTAGACCGTATCTTCTCATAGCCTCTCGATACTCGTCTTGAGTTCCGGCAGTCTTACCGCCTAAATAACTACTAGCGTAATCAGAAGCTTGTTTATAAGTGCTAAAAGCTTTCATTGTATTTTGGTAAGCTGCATCTGTAGCTCCTTTTACGTTATACCCATAGTGATGACTTAATTTTTCAGATAAACCTATTGGTGTACCTTCCCATTTAAGTGCTATCTTACTTTCTTTTATAGGTTCTTCTAATTTTTTACCTTGATCTTCAAAGGCTGTACCTTTCAAACTACTTTGTTCCTGATTAGTTCCTGTACCACGTAGGTGTCGAAGATTTTCATCACCTGGTCCATATATATTTATACCCTCTTCCTGTTTTCTATCTAAATATGGTTCAGCAAATTCCTTATATATCTTGTCAGACATTGGTGTTGTTAGGAACTTACCAACTTTTTTCATAAAATTACCAATACCTTTACCTGTATTAGTACTTCCACCACCACTTTGATTTCCAGAAGCTAGAGAATACGCACCACCACTGGTTGGACTGCTTTTTAACTGCCTCCACTCCCGTACATTAGATCCTTCAGTATTTATCCTAGCCATTTTTCAATTTATAACCTTTACTCATTTTGGCATCTTTTGAGTGTTTAGAAAACTCTTTAGCTACGCTAGGCTTGTTAGCATATAGGTACTTTTTCTGTTTATCGGATTTAAAGGGCATGGCTGAAGAGAAAAGTTTAATAGGAAAGTTTAAAGACGGTATGGAGGATAGGGAGGCAGAGCTTCAAATCCTTGGTACATTTGTACGCCTTGGGGTTGTTGTGTGGTCTGGATTCATAATTAGTTTAAATTATTTACCCCTACCAGGGATGGATAATAAACAGAACAACGATATAACTTTCATAACTTTCGTTTTTACTAGTGCTCTAGCTACTTTTGGGATTGATACAGCTAAGAAGAAAGAGCATAAAGATAAAACTAATAACACAGCTCAGCACATAATTATAGAAACTCCGATTAAGATTGAAGGAGTTAGAGATAGAAAGGTTACAAAAGTATGAAAAGATGCTTATTACTTTTGCTCCTGCTAAGCCCAGTTGCAGTAAGGGCAAATCCAATTACGCCCCAGTTCACCCAAGGATCTATGCAATCGACTACAGTGACTCAAGTCGATATCGAAGAAACGGTGGAGACAGAGGTATTTGGAGGTGCATATTCTAAATGGACTGGAGAAAATATCCTTCAT